GGCTTTACGGCGTGCCTGGATTCTGGGGGACTGGGATGTCTTTATTGGCCAGGCCTTTTACTGGAGTGAAAAACGGCATGTCATCAAGGATTTTCCCGTCCCTGATTACGTCCCGGTCATCATGACTTATGATTGGGGATATGGTAAGCCCTTTTCAATTGGTTGGTGGTTTGTCGATGCCGACGGCCGTGTATATCGGTTTGCCGAATGGTATGGCTGGAATAAAACGCCCGATGAAGGTCTCCGCCTGGAGGATTCAAAAGTTGCCGAAGGGATCTTAGAGCGTGAGCAGAAACTGGGGATCAATGACCGTGTTACCGATCGGCTATGTGATCCGACGTGTTTCAATAAAAAACCGAACTACCAGGGCGGCGGCCAGGGACCGAGCACGGCCGAGGTATTCCGTGGGTATGGAATTAAGATGAGGCCAGGGGATCCAGACCGCAAATTAAAGATCCGACAATTTCGAGAGCGCTTAAAGGTACCGGACGATATTAACGAAATGCCAATGATGGTTATTTTCGAATCTTGCACCCAGTTTAGGCGGACCATTCCCTACCTTGCCATGGACGAAGATAAGCCCGAGGATATCGACACCGATCAAGAAGATCATGTCTATGATGAGGCGTGTCACATCGCCATGTCCAGGCCTCTGACTATACCGGAAGAGGAAATCCATGCTATCATTAACGCAGAGATTCAGATTCAAAAGCGAAAGGCCCTTGCGCCTGCTCATCAAAAAGTCTGGAGTGAACTTGATGAAATCCGAGAAAAACTCGCAGAGGAAAATAATTAACCGAGGAGGAAATATGAGTAAAAAAAGAGACAAATTGAGAATGATGACTTTTGCGACTAAATTTTTTACGATTTTAACTTTCGTGTCAAACTGGTATATGGCAGCTTCAGAAGACGAAGTGATCCAGGCCGATGAGTTGATAGAATTAGGCGCCGGGATTTGTGGTATATTGGGAATGAAAACTAAAATTGAATCACCATCAACCGAATCTTACTAATCACAAAATATTTACCAGGATTTAAACAGTATGAGAACACATTGTCCAAATTGTGAAAATAGATTAACACCGGCCAGGTTATGTGAATTTGGCAACATGGCTTTTCTGGAGTGTGATCCCTGCAGGATTATATGGGAGTATATTTCAAGAGAAGAATATGTAAAAAAATTGAAAGGAATTTCACGTGAAACCAAACAGCGTCGATCTAAAAAAATGCCGGCATTGGCTTGATCTTAAATTCCGTAAGGTTTAAAGGGGGATAATAATGGGTAGCGTAAATATCATATTTGCTGGTATAACAATAATTGGTTTAATTTCGGTCATCATTCTCTTGATGGTCTTTCATCAAAAAGACACCAGGGATTTGCGGGACCGCCTAATGGCCAGAGACTTCCATGATTATTCAGTTGGAAAAGTTATTCAACAAATACCACCCAAAGTCCGCACGGACGTTGAGGAGGCTGAAGCGGCCCTGGGAGGTATATCCGACGAAGACAGGCATCAGGGCGATCGATTGCCTGTTACCTAATCAGTTCCGACTATGGCCCGACTATTTATTAATTCAACTTGCTGTAATTGTGTGAGAAAAAAAAATAGTCGGAACAATAGTCGGAGATTTTGAAAGGAAAACTCATGCCGGCGAAAATGTCAAGGGACCGCAAACGAAGTGGGAAATACAGAGTTTACACCCCGCACGGTGTTAAGGGCAAAGGCATGACGCTTCGAAATGCCAAGCGTCAAGTTCGATTGCTAAACGCGGTCGAACACGGCTGGAAGCCCACCAAAAAAGAGAGGTAATAATGGCCGAAATAGAGAAGATGGACGATGCGAAAATCGTCGAAATTGCCGATAAGATGTTTGACCGGCAGCAAAACATTACCCAGGCGATTTTAGAGCGTATTTGGTTTCGTAACATTTTGTACTATATGGGCGAACAATGGTTCGAATGGGCGAAATCAAGACAAGAATTCAGACCGATTATGCCGTCCCCGTACACACCCACCCCAGTTAGTAATATCATCCGCGATTATGTCCGATCAATGAAATCCCTGATTTTGAATAAAGACTTTACCGTCACCATATGGCCCAACTCCAATGACCAAGATGATATGGAAGCGGCCCAAATGGGGGAGAGCTTTTTGCGTTGGTTGGAAACGGATAACGATGAAATTCACCTGGACGAAAAAGAGAAAGAGGTCATTTGGATGGTCCTTTGCGGGACGTCTTTTGACCGGACATTCCCGTACATGGAAACTGACTCATGGGCTTTTGATGCCCATGGCGCTCCGATCAATACCGGCGATATCGTTTCACAGGCGATCAGCCCGTTTAATGTTGCCGTCGATCAGTTTGGCGATAGTCTGAAAAAGAAGCGGTATGTCGGCCTCAAGAGCTTAAAGCCCCGGGAGTGGGTTGAAGACACATTTGAAATCCTGATCAATGAAGGCCACAATGAAGGACCGGTGATTAACTATGAGCGTCAGCTGTCATCGATTGTCGCCAATATCAGCCCATGGAAAGGCGACGGCCTTCAGCTTGGTAACGATCAATCCAAGGAGGATGACGACCTGGTATTGTTTAAGGAGCTCGAATTCAGGCCCACCAAGCAACACCCCCGGGGGATCTATACCGCGATGGTTGGCGATCGGATCTGTTTTCGACATGAGCGCTTGCCGATCCCGCTGCAGGAAGGCGGCAAATGGGATTACACCCTAACTGATTTTCATTATCATTACATTCCCGGCCGATATTGGTCGGATCCCGGTGTTAATGATCTAATCAGCCCTCAGAACATCGTTAACCAAATCGATCAGGACCTGGAGATCAATCGCAAAGGCGTTGGCCGTCCCCTGGTCACCGTGCCCACCGATGTTAACCTATCCCGAGTTGATAAGCACGGCCAGGCCGTTTTCATCCTAAAATACGATGCGATGTTAGCCGGCGGCCAAAAACCCGATATATCGCACGGCATCCCGCTTCCAGCCCAGGTTCTGGAAGAACGCAATATCCATATGATGGTCAGCCAGGACGCGGCCGGGGATCCTAAAAACGTCCTACGCGGCCAGGCCCCCAGTAGCCAGGCATCCGGCATTATGGTTGATATTTTGCGTGATGCCGCAGAACAGGGACATTTACCGGACATCGAACGGTATTATCGAGGTCTCAAGCGCGTTAAGCGCAAACAATTGGTATTGGCCCAGGAGGTATTCACCGAGGAGCGCTTGATTAAAATTCCAGACCGCGGCAATCGAACGAAAGCGATCGCGTTTATAGGCGCCGATTTACGCAATAACACCGACGTGCGTCTTGAATTATCATCTGGCGCGGCCTCCACCCGAGCCGGTCAAACCCAAATGCTATTGAAACTCACAGAGAGTGGATTCTTCTCCGCCCAATCCGATTTGGATCCAGAGTATCGATCAGACATTTTACGGCGCCTGGGTTTGGCCGGATTTAAAGATAAGTCCAATGTGGACATGGATCGCGCCCAGGCGGAAAACCAACGGATAGGCAATGCGACCCAGGGGGACCTGGAAATTGCCAGTATAATGTTACCGGCAAGCGAACAACTTCCTGAAGGCGATACAGTTCGAATTCCAATTTTACATGGATTGTTTCAATCAATCGGTAATCCGGAGACTGAGAGCAATCCGGAGGCTAAACCGATTGTTTTATCCGATGATCAGCTGTACAAATATGATGATCATGCCGTGCATTACGAGGTCCATCGTCGATACGTCTTATCGAGTGAGTTTCTACACCTGGACTCGGGAGTCCAGGAGGTTGCGATAGCACATTGTGATACGCATAAGGCTATGATGGATGTCGTCGCTCAAGAGGAACAAATGAAGGCAGCCTATATGACAGGCAATGCGGCACGTGTGGGAACCGAGGCCTCAGTTCCGGAAACGGCTGGACTCATGGAACCAGGCGGACAGCCCATGGGTATGCCACAATAAGATTGACTTTAATGCCAAATAAGCGACAATTGGGGGACATATGAAACTCATTTCGATGAAAAATAAGCCCAAAAAAACACTACGTGGAGCCCTGAAAGAAACGGCTGAACCCACAATGGATGAGCCGTCTTATCCCTGGGGTTTAGAGCTCAGCCTAAACGAAGATTCAATTAAAAAATTAAATTTAGATATTGAAAATGTCTCTGCAGGCGATGAGGTTTATTTCGCAGCTATGGCCAAGGTTACTCGCATAGCTCTTAATGAAAATGTGGATGAGAGGACCGGCAAAACCAACAAGAATGGTGATGTCGGTCTGCAGATCCAAAAAATGGGTTGGGGGAAACCGGGCATAGACTAAAGAAAAATTTGAAGCGAGGCCCCCGGTAGGCCACCAGGGGAAACGCTGCAGGATAGTAAAATTAAAGCGTAACACGGTGCGTTTGTAATCGTGTTGCGCTTTTTTTATGTCCTGTTGATGACGGAAGGCGGCGCCGGTACCGTGTTGCCGGCGCCTCTTCCATAACCAAAACCAGTCTACATTAGGCCCTGAAGCATCAGCGTCTAACCGTAGGCATCAGGAGGGCGATCATGCCAGACGAAAAAGACGATAAGACCACCGACGACAAAGGCGACAAAGGCGACAAAGGGACCGATGACGATAAAGGGACCAAAGCTGATGCCGAAGGCGGCGATAAGGGGACCAAAGCTGATGCCGGGACCGGCGATGGCGATCTGAAAGACGATCAGTTATCGACCAAGATCGACGTTGAAGAGATTCTTGATGAATTCGGTCTGGATTCACCGGCCGATCTTAAAGAGTTCATGGGGACCCTAAACGAAATGCGTGGAAAGATCGGCGATCACGATCTTGATACGCTACTCGAAAACACCAAGAAGTTGAATCAGTATCAAGCCGAATGGCAGCGTCAAAGCGAAGAAAAGCAAAAGGAGAAAGAAACTCCCGAGGAAACGATCGCCCGCCTTGAGAAGGAAAAGAATCAGGCGCTTAAACAAAACAAAACCCAGGCCGATAAAAGAAAGGCTGCAAAATCCGCTGAAGCGGCCCTGGATGATTTCACCGATACCGTCAATACGGTTATCGATGGCGCCAAGGATTTACCGAAGGCTTATCGCCCGATGCTCAGAAAATTTATGGGTATCGATAACC